CACAAGGCATTGAAGCAGAATACGAACACACTAGTGATTTTGAAGTTGCTAAACAAATAGCAATGGATCACTTAGGCGAAGATCCTTATTATTATGACAAACTAAAGTTTATAGAAAACTTTGCTGACGGTAAGAAAAAAGGCAAAAGCAGACCAGGCAGAGTAAAGAAGTCTGGTGCTAGTTGTAATGGTAGTGTCACAGATTTACGCAAACGTGCTAAAAAAGCAAGTGGCGAGAAAGCTAAAATGTATCACTGGTGTGCTAATATGAAAAGCGGAAAGAAGAAATGACAAAAGAAGAACTAGCACACTACATAACTAAATATAAAGAACACGAAGCACGTAGAGCTAGTACTAACGAACGTAATGCATATTGGAGAGAATACAATGAAAATAAGTGAACTATTATCTGAAAATTATTCAATGGATGAAATTAATCAAAGTATAAATGGACTTTCTTCTCAAGAACAAGCTGAATTTGAACGTATAATTAATGCATGGATGCAAAGCAGGCCTTGGGGTGTTGATGTAAAAGGAGTTAATGAAATAATCAGTTTTTACAATCGTGCAGGCAGAAGTAGTGGCAAGACTCCTTCAGAGATATTGGCTATGGTATCTGATTTCATTGTTAAAAATCCCGGTCGCGGTGCACCAGTTTCTGAAACTACAAGTGCAGGCAGTGTAGCAGCAGTAGCAGCACCAATAGGTGGCATGCAATCTCGTCAGCCTAAAAATCCAGACGGCACTGCAAGAAATGCATTGGACAGCGACACATTAATGGCTGGAAAGAAAAAGAAGACTAAGAGTAAAAAGGCATAAATACTTAAACTACTAGTATGGAGCCAATCAATGACTAAAAAAACAAATGAAGGTCTTGCAGACTTAGCTGATGTAGCTGAGCGCGACCACGAAGTACAAATGGCACGTAGCGATTTGTACAAACTTGCAAAATATTCTATCAAACTACACGAGATGTTGAAAAACGTAAGTGAAGCAGAAGGTATTGAAGGATGGCAGCAAGCTAAGATTACCAAAGCAGCAGACTATATTTCAAGTGTGTATCATGCATTAGATTATGACACAAAGTTTGAAAGTGTAAATGTAGCAGAAGATGCCAAACCAAAAACAATAAAACGTACTTTATCTGATTCTCAAGTTAAATCTTACAAAGGCAGTTTATCTGAAAAACTTTCAACCATAACAGGGAGATAATCATGAGAATACGTGAGCTATTTGAATCAGCAGATCTGTGTGCAGAGTGTGGAAATCCTAGCTGGAAAACACTTGAGTCAGATGATCTCGATGAAGGTAAAAAGAAAAAGAAATCAACCAAGAAAAAAGGCAGCCACGGTAAAGTGTGCTGGAAGGGCTATCGCAGAGGTAAAGGTGATAGTTGTCATAAAGTAAAAGGCGACGGTTAATGGACTTTAATGCACTACAACACAAACTATTTGCAATGGATCCAGTTGATCCTAGAGAAGATATAGCAAAAATGAAAGCACAAGCTGCCGCTCCAGCAGTTGAAAGTGATGGTATTGATTATCTTAAAGAAAGTGCCGTAGTGCCAGAAGGTAGTTTACAAATGGATCGTGATTATAGTGTTAACGATTTTGCTGCACTAGCTGGCGTAGTTTCAGAAGGTAAACAACGTGCAGCAGATCAAGTGCGTGGCAATGAACCAATGCCAGCTACTTCAACTCCGAGTAACACAGGCGAACAACCACATCCGTTGAAAGACAGATTGGTAGGCGAAAGCGACAAAGATGACCGCATTGCTGCACTAGAACGTAGAGTTGAAGCATTAGAATCAATGTTGAGTGAACGTGAACTTAGTAATGACGAAGAAAAAGAAAAAGAACGTCTTGTAAAAGGAATGAAGAAAAACCGCAGCGATTTTAAAGATCGTTATGGTGATGATGCCGAAGCAGTAATGTATGCTACTGCTACAAAACGTGCAAAACAAAATGCAAGTGTAGATTACTCAATTGATATTAAAACAAGATTGTATGATGCATTAAATAAGAAAATGGGTGTATAATGAAACTAAACGAGTTCATCGTTGAAAATGTTTTAAAACAATTCAGGACAGCAGCAGGTCCAGGACTTTCAATGAATAATCCTGGTAACCCTGATGGCAGTCATGTTGTAGAAATCAAACGAGCTTTAAAGAAGCATACTCTTGTAACAGGAAAAACACAAAATGGCAGTTTTCAAACTGCTGGGCCTGCATGGTCAGGTGATGAGTTAGGAACCTGGGATCAAACATTAGACGATGCTATTAAAACTTGGAAAAATAGTATCAACATACAGGTTGATAATCCAAACGAACTAAACACTGCTTTAGGAGAACTACGAGAAAAAGATATTCGCTATCTTATTAGTACTAGTCTTTTTCCAGCTGGAAGCGGATCTATGGCAGGATTGCTACAAATAGGCAACGATGGCACTACTCCTGGAAATCAAAATACTGCTGCTACCTGGGAAGGACAAGAAGTTGATATAAATCATGTTATTGATACTCCAGTTGAACAAGTGACTAATACAGCACAAATGATTGCTGCTATTGGCTTTAGTGGTTGGTATTTTATTCTACAAGAACTACTCAACAAACGTGCAGAAAACACACAAGGAATACAACAAAGTCAAAACTCGAGATTAGCCGAACTTAATAGAATGATGGTAACTATCTATGAAAGACAAAATCAGTTTGGATCTATTTGGCTAGAAGAAGTATGGAAAAGAGGAGTTGTTCTTAAAATAAGTAACGGATTGACTGCTACTCTTGCAAATGGCGAGGAAATGGAGTTTTCTCCACCAAACTGGCGCAATGGATCGAGAACACAAGAAGCACAACAACTTTACCAATATTTTAGACAACTTGCAACAGGATTAACAGCCAAGTTTAAACAACAAGACTCTGAGGCCCAAGCAGCTGAAAATGCTCCAGACGTAGTTACAACACCTACATTAGATGCAACTACTACAACAGCATGGATTATTGCAATGAATCAGGCATTTGAAAATAGTGTTGCAGCGATTATACCAGGCGGGCGAGGATTTGGATACGATCGTGAAAAGATCAGCGATCTAATGAATCAACTAAACACAGCAGGAGATTGGGATCAAGTTGATCAGGCATATAATACACGGTTTGAAGATTTATCAACACAGCTAGTCGATGAACTCAGCGAAGCTGATTATCAAGCCCTAGTTATAAGACGACTTACTGCATTGAGAAGAATAAATCCAAAACTATTGTATGCATCCATTGTTTGGGGACAAGATACCGATAGCATGGATGTTAGTATTGAGGATGACACTTACACTGTTGTTAAGCAGTTAAACAGCAATGGGTTTCCTGTAGTTAACAAAGGCAGACGTGAAGTTATAGATGTATTGGTTATTGACGATGCATTGAAAGCAGCTATTGAACTATCTGGTGGTAATGTTCCTAATCTAAATATTGAAGCTGATGGAGAACACCGTGCAATGGCTGGTGCCATTATAGTAACAGTAATAAACGATCGTGTTCCGGAAATGACAGCGTTTTATACAATGCAAGATCCATTCAGTGAATCAGAGTTTAAATCAATAGGTCCAAGACGTTTGCTAGGTATAAGCGAAGGTGCTGCGGTGCTTATAGCAAATGGATCAAGTGAGGAATCTGTTGCACAATGGGTACACGGACAAGTTATAGACGATAGACTTTGGCTGATTGGCGACGAATCCCAGGATATCGAAGGTGCTGCTAATATTCATTTTGATAACAGATATAGAGACGAAAGTGAACAATCAGACGGATTTTCAAGCGATGATGATGATGTTGAAAATACAGAACTCGAAACTGATCTTATAAATAGATTATTCAACACTGCTTCACGAAATGCTGCATTAGCAGAACTTGGTCAAATATCTCCAGACACAGAACTACAAAGAGTATATGACAGAGTTTATCGCGGATATCATACTAGTCACGGCAAGTGGCTAGATGAAGATATTACCAATACAGGCGAATTAGAAAACTATGTAGAAGGTGATCAAAACGATATTCCAGATGGCTTTAAATCTATCATAGGTAAAATAGGTATTCCATATGCTGCACCAACATTAATGGCCCAAATATTTAAAGAAAGTATGGAGCCTGGGTGGTTTGGTTGGGGAACTGATGATAATCTATTAGGTGCGTTGATTGCACAAATAAGAAATAGAGAAGATTACCTACAAGTAAATGAAAGATATAAGGCAAAATACAGCGGCGATTTAATTGACGATGTTGATGCAGAGGATAGCAGTTGGAGACGGAACAATGATGGCGAATTTGTCGAAGCACTTAAACTTGCTATTGGTGAAGATGTTGATATTACACGAGAAGGTATAAGCTCGCCTGCTATGAGAGCATTTGCTACAATGCGTAATGAACCTACAGAAAATAATATTGCAGCCTTTAGAGCAAAGATTAGCCAATCTAACTTTGATAGTGTTGGCGCAGTAATGTATATACTAGACGAAATCAACAACATTGTATTAGCAACTCCAGGTGCATCACGAGAGCAACAGGAAGAATTTTTACAAATCGTTGCAGATTTTGAAGAAACTTTTGAAGGTGAAAGAGCCGAGCGTAGTGGATATAGTGCTCCAATGTTCGAAGATATAATTGCTGATTGGAAGCTAAACAACAGTGATCAATGGTTTCAATAATAGTGGAAGATTACGATTTAGATGAGCACGAACTTTATCTAAAATATCCGCAACATCACAAATGGTGGAATAAACTTTATCTAGCAGAAACTATGGGTTATAGTTGCGGGCCAGGTGGTGTACGAATACCTATCACAGGAGAGTATGTAATACGTCCTATATACAACCTTATTGGCATGGGCGTGTGTACAACTATAAAAACATTAAAACAAGGTGATTGTACCAGCACGCCTCCTGGTTACTTTTGGTGCGAATATTTAGAAGGCAATCACTATAGTGCTACATATGAAAATATCGATGGTACATGGAAACCGTTACACTGTTGGCAAGGATGGAATAGGAAATCAAATGTTGTAAAGTTTAACAAATGGATACGCAGTGATTATATACCAATCATTCCTGAAGTTATTGCTAATATAAATAATGTAAAATATATCAACATTGAATACAAAGGCGACAATCCTATTGAGTTGCATTTTCGTCCTAGTGGCAATCCTGACGGTACATCAGTTAGTAAATGGAATGAATATATTCCTATATGGCATGATACTACACAGTTTGAAAAAGATAAACTAGTTGATCAAGGATACACATGGATAGATAATCCGTTTGACGACTGGATGGAAGACATGGAGCCTTACTTAAATGAAAGGCGCCTTGGGTATTATGTACGGTAGAATTGATTTATCCAAAGTAAAATACAAACTAGATCCTGACATTTTTTTACACAAACCTAGTTGGGACGAAGCAGTGCATATATACAATATTTACTGTGAATACAAAAACTTTGACAGCGTGTATCCATTGTATCGTGATGATATCTTACAAAACGATTTTCATTGTTTGTATATAGATGATAAACTTGTAGCGTGGGAACAAACAAGAACATATACAAATGATAAAGTTGCATTTAGTGATCAGTTTGCATGGGATTACAGCAATCCAGAAGATAGGGTTGGTTGGAGATTTAGTTACCACGTTCCGGCGTATTACAAGTCGCAAGGATATAAGTATCTATACTTAGGCGACCATCACGACTATAAAAGTCGTATTCAAGGATACGAAATACTAGGTCCAATAAAAGCACTTGACATCTAGAAAAACGTATAGTATTATAAAACAATATCATTAAGGAGTATTGCATGAGCGATAGAGTATACGGCCAAGAAGAAAAAGCAAAACTAGAACGTCTAGTAAAAGAAGGCGTAACAGTACTACAAGAGATTGAAGATTTACAAGGCGGATTAAAAGAAACTGTGAAAGCAGTAGCAGAAGAATTAAATGTAAAGCCTTCGCTAATCAACAAAGCAATCAAAGTAGCACAAAAACGTGACTGGAGTCGTGTACAAGACGAGTTTGAAGATCTCGAAACTATTGTTGCTACAACAGGATACGACACGGACGCTTAATGTATCAAATATTAACAGTTGACAAAACAAAATAAAAAGTGTACACTAAACACACATTAAGGAGAGTCCATGCCATACGTAGATGCATTCTTTGACAGAGATTCGGATATTATTCGGGTTGTTGAACGCAAAGACGGAAAAAGACATTACCACGAGTATCAATCAAAGTACACATTTTATTATGAGGATCCACGTGGAAAGTACAAAAGTATCTACGGCAACACTCTAAGTAGGATTGTTTGTAAAAATACCAAAGACTTTAGAAAAGAACTTGCTATCAACAAAGGCAAGAACTTGTTCGAAAGCGATATCAATCCAATCTTCCAGTGTTTGAGTGAAAACTACATCAATCAAGATGCTCCTAAGTTGAATGTAGCGTTTTGGGATATTGAGACGGACTTTGATCCAGAGCGTGGGTTTGCTCCAGTTGAAGATCCGTTTATGCCTATCACTGCTATCACTGTACACTTACAGTGGCTTGATTTGCTGGTAACTGTTGCTATGCCTCCCAAAGGATTGCCAATAGAACAAGCACAAGAGATGTGTAAAGAACGTTGGGGAGACAGTTGTATACTATTTCCTAACAACGAAAAGGGCGAAGGCGAGATGCTGAGTATGTTCTTGGATCTTATCGAAGATGCAGACATTCACAGTGGTTGGAACAGTGAAGGATATGATGTTCCGTATACTATTAATCGTATCAAACGTGTATTGAGTAGTGATGATACACGTAGATTTTGCTTGTGGGGTCAAAAGCCCAAGCGTAGAGAATATGAGAAGTTTGGCAAGACAAGTGAAACGTATGATACTATCGGAAGAGTACATATGGACTATCTTAACTTGTATCGTAAGTACACATATGAAGAACGTCACACATATAGACTAGATGCTATTGGTGAAATGGAAGTAGGCGAGAACAAGACTGTATATGAAGGCACACTTGATCAGTTATACAACAACGACTTCGAACGTTTTATTGAATACAACAGACAGGACGTTGCACTGTTAGACAAACTAGACAAGAAACTAAAGTTTATTGACCTTGCAAATGTACTAGCACACGAAAACACTGTGTTGCTACAAACCACAATGGGTGCTGTTGCACTTACTGAGCAAGCTATTGTTAACGAGTCGCATAGACGTGGTATGCAAGTGCCAAATAGAAAACAACACGAAGGTAATACAGCAGCCGCAGGTGCATATGTAGCATTTCCTAAAAAAGGTGTGCATGAGTGGATTGGTAGTATGGACTTGAACAGTCTGTATCCAAGTGTTATTCGTGCATTAAATATGGGCCCTGAAACAGTAGTTGGTCAAATACGCTTGGATATTAGTGATGAACGTATTCACAATGATACTACACTAAAGAAAAAGAGTTTTGCAGGCAGTTGGGAAGGACGCTTTGCAACCGAAGAATATGAAGCAGTTATAGAACAAAAACGTGATGTAATGCTTACATTAGATTTAGAAAACGGGCAAGAAGAAGTGTTGAGTGCAGCAGAAGTTTGGAAGTTGATATATGATAGTCATCAACCATGGATGCTTAGTGCTAATGGTACAATCTTTACAAACGAGTTTGAAGGTATTATTCCCGGACTATTAAAACGTTGGTACAGCGAACGTAAAGATCTACAAAAGAATCTTAAAAAAGCAAAAGATGCTAAGAACGAAGTAGAAATTGAATACTGGGACAAGCGTCAGCTGGTTAAGAAGATTAACTTGAACAGTTTGTATGGTGCTATTCTTAATCCCGGGTGTAGATTCTTTGACAAACGTATTGGACAAAGTACTACACTAACTGGCAGAACTATTGTTAAACACATGAGTGCTGAAGTTAATAAGATTATCACAGGCGAGTATGATCATGTTGGTAAGGCTGTCATTTATGGCGATACTGACAGTGTGTACTTTAGTGCATATCCTGTATTGAAAGACGAGATTGCAGCAGGTAAGATTCCGTGGACCAAAGATAATGTAATAACACTATACGATCAAGTATGTGAACAAGCAAATGAGACATTTCCAGAAATGATGCTAAAAGCATTTCATTGTCCAAAGAGTCGTAGCGATGTTATTGCAGCAGGTAGAGAGATTGTTGCTGAAACTGGGCTGTTTATCACTAAGAAACGCTATGCAGCATTAGTATACGATATTGAAGGATTTAGAACAGACGAAAATGGAAAACTAGGCAAAGTAAAAGCAATGGGATTGGATCTAAAGCGCAGTGATACACCAGTGTTTATGCAGGATTTCTTGAAAGATTTGCTTGATATGGTACTACAGAAAAAACCTGAAAAAGAACTACTTGAAGCTATCAGTCAGTTTAGGCGTGAGTTTAAAGATCGTCCAGGATTTGAAAAAGGCTCTCCTAAACGTGCAAACAAGATTGGACACTATCAGCGTCTAGAAGAAAAGCAAGGCAAAGCAAACATGCCTGGACACGTTCGAGCAAGTATTAACTGGAACACACTAAAACGTATGAATGGTGACAAGTATTCGCAAGAGATTGTAGATGGCATGAAAGTTATTGTTTGTAAACTAAAACAGAATCCACTAGGCTATACAAGTGTTGCGTATCCCACAGACGAATTGCGTATTCCAGAATGGTTTAAAGAACTGCCATTTGACGGCGATGCAATGGAAGAAGTTATCATCGACAACAAACTAGACAACTTGATTGGTGTGTTGGACTATGACTTAGAAAGTACAAAACAAAAAACTACATTTAACAACTTATTTGATTGGAATTGATATGAAAGTGGGTATTACATTTAGTGCATTTGATTTACTTCATGCTGGACACATTGGCATGCTACGTGAAGCAAGAGCAAACTGCGATTATCTTATTGTAGGACTACAAACAGATCCTACAATCGATCGTCCAGATACCAAAAACAAACCAGTGCAAACATTAGTAGAGCGTTATGCACAACTCAATGCACTCAAGTTTATTGACGAGATTGTTCCATATGAAACTGAACAGGACTTGTTGGATATACTGGAACTGTTTCAAATCGATGTAAGGTTCTTAGGAGAAGAATACAAAGAAGATGAGTTTAGCGGCAAGGATATTTGTCGCAAGCGAGGTATTCAACTACATTTTAACAAGCGTGATCATAGATTCAGCACAAGTGATTTACGCAAACGAGTAGCAGAAAGCGAAAACAAATGAGTAAAGCATTTTGGCAAGGATTTAGAGAAGGATTTATGAAATACTTTTGGGTAGGTATTGCATTTGCTCTTGGAATAGAACTAGGCAATTATGCTCACCCTTATGAAGTGTGCAAGCGTATGTACGACACACTTGAAGACGTTGCAGAATGTGTGTGGATCAAGGAAAAACTATAATGTGGACACTTTTTATTATTAGTACAGTTATTGGACTAGACGAACCTAAAATAACATATTGGGATAACTATAAAACTCAAAAAGAGTGTTTATTAGAACGAGCAGTACTTACTTCAACCTTTACACAAGGCGAAAGAGCATTGTGTAGTAAAAAGGAGAAATAAGTTGAATAGATTTATTTTTGATGTTGACGGAACACTAACTCCAAGTAGGCAAACTATTGATCCAGCATTTAAAGATTTTTTCTTGCAGTTTATCAAAGATAATAAAGTATGGTTGGTTACAGGCAGTGATTACCCTAAAACTTTAGAACAACTTGGTGCAGATATTTGTGAAAGTGTAGTTACTGTATACAACTGTAGTGGCAACGATGTATGGCATCGAGGCAAACGTGTTAACAGTAAAACATTTAGCGGACCAAAAGAACTTTATAATCTAATGAATGGCTGGTTACAAAGTAGTCCATTTTCGATTCGTACAGGCAATCATATTGAAGAACGCCCAGGAACTATTAACTTTAGTATTGTAGGACGTAACTGTACTCTCGATGAACGCAAACTATATATTGAACATGATGTTAATAACAGAGAACGTGAAAGTATTGCACATCAAATCAACAGCGAGTTTCCAAATATTACTGCTACAGTAGGTGGCGAAACTGGTATTGACATTTATCGTACAGGCTGCGACAAAAGTCAAATACTAGATGACTTTGACAAAAACATTCCTACATATTTCTTTGGTGACAAAAACGAACCAGGTGGCAACGATTATCCATTAGCAAAGGCATTAAAAGATCGTGGATTTAGAGGTGCATCATTCAATGTCAAAAACTGGCAGGACACATATGAAAGATTACAATATTTTCAAGAGGCAAAAGTAGCAGCATGATTATTGCAGGACACGGCTTTGTAGGCAAAGCACACGAAATACTATTCAAAGACTATCGTAGAGAAATAGTTATACACGATCCTCCCAAAGGCAAGGTAGCAGACTTTGGCAATACCAGTGCTGTAGTGGTATGTGTGCCTACTCCGCAACTAGAATCAGGTGCTTGTGATATTAGTGCTGTGTATGATGTAGTATCGCAGTGCAGCAAAGACACACCAATATTAATCAAAAGCACTATTAGTTTGCAAGGTTGGCAATATTTAAAAGAAACATTTCCCGACCATCGTTTGTGTTTTAGCCCAGAGTTTTTGAGAGCATCACAGTGGATGAATGACATCCAAACAATGAAAGATGTTATACTAAGTGGAGACACAGATTACTGGCGTGATCAATACAGTTACAACTGGTCAGATGTAAAACAATACATTGTAAGCCCAGAAGAAGCCATTGCTATCAAATATTTCCGTAATGCATACCTTGCAACCAAAGTAAGTTTCTTCAATGAAATGTATGACTTTTGTAGTGCATATGATCTAGACTTTGATCAAGTACGAGGCGGTGTTGCAACAGATGAGAGAATAGGTCACAGCCATACGTTTGTTTCTCCAGAGCAAAGCATACGTGGGTTTGGTGGAATGTGTTTTCCAAAAGACACAACCGCACTAAGAAAAATGGCAGCAAATAAAAATATTAATCTAAATATACTTGATGCAGCAGTAAAATACAACAATGAAATAAAAAATAATACTTGACTTTAGTCAAGTTTAACATTATAATGAAACATATAGGAGATAAAAATGCAAGACATTCTACAAGATATTGTAAGCCATACACATTCGTTGGGCTTTATTACTACACTAAAAGTCACAGCAGAAACAGAAACACAGATCGAAAGCATGGCAGATGATCGTAGTGTTATTATGACTGCAACTACAAACACGCCTGTTGGTGAATTTGTAGGAACATTTGGCATGCCAGACTTAGGAAAGCTGTCATATCACTTGAAGAATCCAGAGTACAAAGAAAATGCTAGTATTGAAGTTGTACAAGCAGAACGCAACGGTGAAACTATTCCGACACATATTCACTTTGAAAATGCAAGTGGAGACTTTGAAAATGACTACCGCTTTATGAACAAAGCAGTCATTGAAGAAAAACTTAAAAGTGTTAAGTTCAAAGGCAACAGCTGGAATGTTGAGTTTCATCCAACTATGGCAAGTATTGCACGTATGAAACTTATGTCAGGCGCACACAGTGAAGAAAGTGTATTCCAAGTTAAAACAGAAGATGGCGACTTGAACTTTTACTTTGGTGACGAAGCAACACACGCAGGTTCATTTACATTTGAACGTGCAGTTGAAGGCACATTAGCGCACACTTGGGCATGGCCAGTTGCACAAACTATTGCTATCTTGAACTTGGATGGTGATAAAACTATGAGCATTACAGATCAAGGTGCTATGAAGATCTCAGTAGACAGTGGTATGGCAACATACGACTACATTCTGCCAGCGCAACAAAAATAATGAATACAAACCTTACTGAAGCACAAAATGATTATGCACACTTCTTGCCTAGTATCAGTGGCTTTTATGCTACATTTATAGGCAAGCAACGCTATGGCGAGTATGTTGATCCAAAGCGTGTTCCAGCAGGTATTGGCGAAGTAGAAGGTCTCAACTTTTTAAATCCATCCAAAGGAGCGTTCCACTACAAGTGGGCGCTCTATTCTGCAGGACACGCAGAGCTTGATGTTAACAAGTTCAGCGAAAAAGAAGATATGCTACGCAACCGTGATAGAGACAATTCATGGTTGCTGGGCGACTCAGGTGGTTTCCAGATTGCTAAAGGTCTTTGGCCAGGTGATTGGACTGATCCTAACTGCCCATTGGCTGCTAAAAAACGTGAGCTGGTAGTCAACTGGATGGAAGAATATATGGACTACGGAATGATGTTGGATATTCCAACTTGGACATTCCAAAGTCCTAAAGCAGCAAAAGCGGCAAACATTCATAGTTATCAAGATGCTGTGGATGCTACACACATTAATGCAAAATACTACATGGCAAATATGCGTGGCAACTTCAAAGTACTAAACGTGTTGCAAGGCAGCAATCATGCTGATGCAGATAGTTGGTACGATGAGTTTAAAGACTATTGTGACCCTGCAAAGTATCCTGACACACACTTTAGAGGGTGGGCAATGGGCGGACAGAATATGTGTGACGTACACTTGATTCTAAGACGCATTGTACACATGATACACGATGGATTGCTAGAAGAAGGATTGCATGATGTTATGCACTTCCTTGGTACTAGTAAACTAGAATGGGCTGTATTGCTTACAGACATTCAACGTGCTGTTCGCAAGTATCATAATCCAAACTTTATGATTACATATGATTGTGCATCGCCTTTCCTTGCTACTGCAAACGGACAGATTTATCACAGTATTCGTATTGAAGATCGTGGCAAGTGGAGTTACATGATGTCACCTGGTGCTGATGCACTAAAGTATGCCACTGATACTCGCAAGTTCAAGGATGCAGTAGTTACTGATAACATCTTAGCAGCGTTTGAAGACTCGCCAATCAGCAACACTCTTAAAATGAATGATATATGCTTTTATGCCGAAGGTGATAAGAACAAAATCGGTACTATCAAAGTAAAAGCGGGTGATCCTGAACTTGACAAAGCAGGTGTTCCTGTGTTGGATGAAGATGGTAATCAGATTATTAGATCCAAGGACAGTACCAGTTGGGATAGCTTCAGCTATGCACTACAAATGGGCCATAACGTTTGGATGCACATTGAAAGTACACAACGTGCTAACAGAGAATATGATGCAGGCATTTCTCCGTATATGCTTATAAACGATAAAGACTTTCCAGGTTGGGGAGTAGTTAAGTTTAAAGAAGTAGTAGACGAGATCTTTAGTCTTAAAGATAGACAGAAGAGTCTAGACTTGATTGAAAAATATGATCGTTACTGGATGCATGTAATCGGAACACGCCTAAATATTGGTAAGAAAACTAAAAATGCACTAACAAACTTTGGTAAACTTTTTGAGGAGGTTTAAATGAACTACGATAGTCTCGAAGCACATCTTGACAAACTAGTTAAAAAACATAGAGCACTGGATAACGAGATTGATGAAATATCAAAACATCATGTTAGTGCAGAACTACGACAGTTAAAAACACAAAAACTTTGGCTGAAGGATGAAATACATCGTATACAAAAACAGCTCAAGGGAACCAATGGACATGGATAGTAAACAGATCCAACTTACTAACTTAGAACTTGCACTAGAAGATCTTGATAAAATCATTGACAATATGAAAAAGAACAACTATAGTAAAGAAGAGTTAAATGAATACGTAAAAAAACGTTGGAATGTTTGGAACGAAATACATCAGGTGAAAAAATCATGAAAAGAATCTACGATCAAGGCGACAATATCGAAGGCATACAATACTTTGTAGGCACAGAGGTAGAACATACACCGCAATACGGTAAAAAAACATTGTTTGTTGTAGGTGTTAAAGATGCCGAAGAAGTGATGTCCATGGCCGAACTGCAAGGATGTAAACATATCTACTGCGGTGCTAATATGAGTTTCAATATCACTAGCAATACAGAAAGCGAATGGAACCCTTGGGAAGCTATGATATTTCCATTGCTGAAAGACGGATATTGGGTTACATTAGATGTTGACAGCAGTCAAGTAGAAGGATTGCTAGAAAGTGGACTAACCGAATACAATCGCTTCATTCCTATGGTTAGTGTTAAACTTCCGTATATCGAGCAACTTGGATACAATGCGTGTTTGAAGATCGATGACAAGGACTTTGATGCAAGCAATCCGGGTGTATGGGTGCATCGTGTGCATGATTTAAAAAATAAATCAGTGTTTACAGACTGGTCTAAATACACCACAGACACAATTATTTCTTGACAACATGACACAAGAACGTTATTATACATATATGAAACGGCGTATAAGAGAGGAAGACGCTAAAATGAGTATTACACATAGATTAGACAATGCTAAACGCAGTATTTGGGTTACATTCAATAAAGAAGGTGTACATATGTACCCAGGCGCAGATACTGATCCTAAACTAGCAACTGGCGATTGGGATGACGTAAGTTTCCTTGGTATTCCACATCGTCATATTTTCCACTTTAAAGTTCGCATCGAAGTATTCCACAACGATCGCGATATTGAGTTCATTCAGTTTAAACGCTGGATGGAAAGGTTGTATGCTGAAGTAGATAGTTCTACAGCAGTACTACAACTAGATCACAAGAGCTGCGAAATGATTGCAGATGACTTGTACAAAGAAATCTCTGAAAAGTACCCCGGCCGCTTTGTAGAGATCAGCGTAGCTGAAGACAACGAAAATGGCTGTCAAATTGTTTACCCAGCATAAAGGATACAGGTAAATGACTATTAAAAACCCAGTAGTAAACAAGATCTTTAACGATCTTGAAGAGTTCCACGACTTTTGTCGTACAGAAGGACATCCTTTTAACAAAGAGGATTTGTATCGTAATGATCGTCGACCGTGGCAGGCTTTTCAAAAATACAAAAACTGGTTACGTGCAAAGGCACGTGGTGGAGAAAGAAAGCCACGTCATGCGTAAACTATTTTATATGGGCTTAGAGCCATATGAAGGACGTTACACACTCCAGTTGCAAGACTGGAGTGAACGTGCATTCAAGCGCCGCGGCATTGATTATGTTGTTGTGCCAGGCACAACTATCGACAATACAAAAGCAATTCAAGTAGGTCAGGTGTTGGATGCACATGGTCGTAGCTACTTTTCAATGTCGCAAATGATGAATCTAGTTCAAATGATGCGTAATGGTGAAGTAACAGGCGAAGATGTTGTTTTCTTTGAAGACATGTTCCAGCCTGGTATGGAATCGCTTCCGTATATTATGGATCAGATTCCAGCAGAACAACAGCCGCAAGTTTGGATCCGTTGTCTTGCACAAGCTGTAGATCCAGATGACTTTGTACACGTTTGGGGTATGAGTAAATGGATGAGTTTGTATGAAGAAATGTGCAACGAGTTTGTTACAGGCGTATTAGCAAGTAACGAAGAAATGGTTGCACACATGAAGATTGCAAACTGGAAGGCTCCTATCTACAACATTAGTGGACTTGCCTTTGACAAACAAGAAGTTCAAGAACGTGTTAATGATGTTCTTAACAGTTGGGATCAACGTGAAAATCGTGTTGTGTTTACAGCAAGATTTGACCAAGAAAAACAACCTGACTTCTATATGGATATGATTGAAGAGTGGTATGCTACACCTGGCACACCCGAAGTAGAGTTTGCTATACTACAAGGCGGACCACTACGTTCAAATAATCCAAAATACATCGAACGTGCTCGTAAAATGGAACAACGTGGACAGTTGAAGATTTATGAAAATCTTAAAAAAGATGAATACTACAATATTGTAAACAACAGTAAAATATTGTTCAACTGTGCATTGCAAGACTGGACAAGCAACACTGTTAGTGAAGCAGATGCATTAGGTTGTAATGTGCTGTTTCCAGCATATCGTAGTTTTCCAGAAATCTTTGCCAACTGTCATGAACGCATGTATATTCCATGGAGCATCGACGATGCAATGAACAAACTACAAAAGTTATTGTTGGTTCCACACAAAGACGTGGGCAAGATCAGCAACTGGACTAGTGCTACCATTGATCGTTACATTGACATTATGTCTGGTGACGGTGAACAATGGCGGCGTGATGATAACCGCTACAGAGATCATGTAGCAACTAGAAAGTATTAACATGGATATTATTATT